CTTAACTTGTTTTCGGGAAGAGTTTGAAACTTGGGTTAAAGAAGATGGTATTGGAGAAAATACGTTTTATGTGGATTCATACAGAATGAATAGCTTTTTAAATGATGACGATAGGTACAATTTTGAAGTATTACTTAATTGTGCTGAAGAATTGGAGGAGTATGTTTCAGATTTAAAAAATTTTTACATTAGAGCTTTCAACGAGGCATTATTACAACAATATTATGAAGAATACTCTAAAGCATTAGAGGATTTGTTGGGTAAACCTGTAGGTAAAGAAGACACTTATGATTATAGAGGTAAAGAAAAAATAACACTAGAAGGTGATGTTTACGAGATTACAGATTTAGTAAATAAAACACTAATCGAGATGGCTGTAGATGGTTATAATATTGAATACTCTAATTTTGCAGAAAACCATAACGTTTTTTATGGTGGACTATGTCCAGGCCATTTTGATTATCCTGATGACGATGATAAAATTTGGGAAGAATATAATCATTTATTTGAGTCTTATTATTAATTATAAACTTATAGGGTTTACGCTTAATATTTAGTTTAGTATACTTAATAAAAAATAAGTTATGAAAATAATCACACATAAGTTTAGAAGAAATAATGATGATATCGTATACTTAGTTAATTTAGTAGATGTCACTGGACATCCTTTAAGTAGTATAGTCGCTGAGACTAAAGAAAAACGAAATGAAATATCTAGTTCCTTAGCTATAGAACACAATATTAAAAATGTATTACATAACCCAGGCTTCTCAATCCTTGCATAATGTCACAAGAATCTTTAAATAAAAGAATAGATAGGGTGATAGAAAATTTAAGAATATCACAGTCTAAAAAAGATGAAAAATCTATCGAAAAACACATAAACGAACTAAATAAGTTATGGGAAGAATCTAGTGTGGAAATGAAAAAAAATGCTCGTAGAGATGGTTTTAATGTTTAAAACCACATAATTAATTTTTAAATGGAAGAAAAACAAAAGATGAAAAATCTTCTCTCCCAGAAAAGTAAAATATCTAAGGAGATTGAGGAAATTCAAAACAATTGTCTACACCCAGATAAAACAATAAAATTTGTGAATGATGATAAGGGAGGGACACCTAAACCAATGTGGGCATGTGATATTTGTGAAAAAGTATTAAATATACCTACAGAAAAAGAATTAAATGATTGGTTGGGTAAATAATCTTTATTATTTTGATTATTTACAATATTTTTTTTAACTTTGTTTAAATATTTATAATAATTGAATAATAAATTTATATGTTAAAAGTAAAAGTACAAAAAAATAATATAGAAAGAGCTATAAAAGAAATGAGGAGAAAAGTAATAAAAACACAACTCCTTAAAGAATGTAGAAAAAGAAAAGAGTTTACAAAAGACTCTATCAAAAGAAGAGAAGAAATTCAAAAAGCTACTTACGTAGAAAAAAAATTTGGGGACCAGGACTAAGTTAAAACAGAGAAAGTTGGTTTAAGTCTCTAGCGAAATCTTCAAAAGACTTAACAAAAGATTCTCTACTCCTATAACCATTCTCGTCATCAGTTTCCTCCAAAACACTTATAGTTTCATTTTCGGGATTTATATCTTTAACAGTAATTTTTTTGTATGAAAAATTATCATTACCACCGTACTCTTTGAAGAATTTATAACTACCCCAAGTAGGTTTTTTAAAGTCTTCTTTCTTTAAAAAATCATTTACTTTACCCACAAACTCCTTTCTTCTAGAAATATCGGAGTCATCAAGATTTTCCAAAAATCCGTCCATTAAACTCTCGACCTCTTCTTGAGTTCCTTCTGACCAATCGTATGAGTCATAATAAATATCTTGTAGATTAGTTGTTATACTATTAATAGGTAGATTAAATAACTCATCTAAAGTACCGCCCGCTTCGATTGTGTCAGGTAAATTTAAACTAACAAGGTAAAGTAAGGGTTCCCACCCTACATGTATTTTTACGGTGTCTCCTATATGTTCAAAATCCAAATAAATTTCATCTTCGAAGTATTTTTTCAGTTCCTCTACTCTATTTTGTGCAATACCTCTACCTACTTCATATAGTAAATCACCATTAAAGTCGTTCCATTCACTAGGGAAATAATTTTCAAAAAATTCATTTATTTCGCCGTCCTCAACATTAGTACAATGTCTGTCTAAAGGTTTGTCGGTACCCTCCACCAAATTCATTAATTCAGTTATCTTACTTAACTGATTGTCGTTAAACCAACAACTAATGTAATTTAATTCATCATCAGATAATTCATCATAATGGTAATCATAATTATAACCTCCATATACTAAATCATAATAATAAGAATCATCATTTAACTCTAAAATATTCTCTAACCAATCATCTTTTTTTAAGTAAACGTTAATTCCATCAGGAACAATCTCTATTTCATCTTCACCTCCTCGAGTGTAATAACTTTCCCTGTAAGGTTCAAACTTACCGTAATATTCTTCTAAATCACTAGGGTCAGCATTATTGTTATTTATGTTATATATAAGTTCACCCAATTTACTATGTTCTTTACCATCTAATAAAACATCTTCATCAAATTCCATATTGTATTTAATTCTTTCAGGTAAGCTGTATTTTAAATGGAAAAACTTTTGTAATTCTTTTTCCTGACTTAGGAGTTCTTTAAGATTCTCAATATTTCCTCTAGTATTCCACATAGCCTTGTTACTATCAGGTTCACGTAAAAAAGGAACTTTACCATAATCTATAAGTAAAAGTTGATTAGCTCCACCTATCTTAACTGGAGATGAATCTTTTTTAAACTCTATAACGTATGGGGTCCCCGAACGTGATTGTATTTTTGCAGAACCATATTCTACACAATAATTAGTGTTAGGAATATTACAAATACCATCTCTATCAAGAGGTACATATATTCTATAATCTTCATTATCCAGGACCACCTTTTTACGTATGTTTACTTCATTGTCCGTTTGTTCGTTTAACTCTGTAGATTTTTCCCCATATCTTTCCTTTATATCCTTCAATAGAATATTATAAAGTTCTTCAGCTTCTTCATCACTTAATCCATATCTTAGTTTTGTATTTTCTACCGAACCCTTAACAATCTCCTCAAAAGACCTGTTTTGTTTTATTCTCCTAGCGTTAAGACCTGAAGTTTGTGCATCTATTTCATGAGGTTGAGAATAGTATGTTAAACCAGTTAAATCATCATCTGTTTTATCAGGTGAAGTACCCATAACTTCTTGTTCAGCATGTCTTATTTCGTGTCTAACATACTCAACCAAATAATTTTCGATATGAGTATAACTTTCAGGTTCCTTTAGTGGATTTATAATTAAAATTATTTCTATTACATCGTCTCCAGCATAATAAGCTTCTATATTAAATTCGTCCTCTACATTCTCATCTCTACCAAGGGTAAGTTCAATAGTAAATGAATAGTTATCTAGTTCATAAACCATTTCATCTGGTCTTATATCCTCAGGTAAGTAATAAGTTTTATTAGAAGGTTCAGTGATGGTATTTTTTATAACCGACATAATGTCATCAACCATTGTCAAGGTTTCCTTATAGAAATCTACACTCTCATTCAGGAGGTCAGAATCATTATCTAAAGGTTTTAATTTTCCACCCAGTTTTTTAATGATATGATTAAAAATGTTTTTAAAACCTACAATACCCACACCGATTAAAACACTTTTTAAATACCCTGTTGGAGAGCCAGGATTAATTAATCCTTGATTCATTAAAAATAAAATACCATCTAGTATTGGAAAAGCTATAAAAGTAAATGCAACTATATCAGCTAAAGAACTGGCTGTGTACCCTAATGAGTTACCTATTTTTATCGCTATGTCCTCTACAGATTTTAAGAAATCTAACACTGTTGATAAACCAGAAATTAAACCACGATTTTTTATTATATCAACTAGCTTATCTACTTTGTCCTTATGTCTATTAAGTAAAATCCACATAGCTGTTATATAGAGTAACATTATGTCCTGTTCAGTTAATTCTGGTGAAACACCACTCATTAATTGTTTTACCGCGGGTAACATAGCTGTAATACCTGTACCGAAAGTAAAAGTCCCGTCTATAATTCCACCTAAATCCTTCAAAGTTTTTTTAACAGCAGAATCTTTTTCTTCCATTTGCTCAAGTATTAAACCACTCTGATTAACTATATTGATTAAACTAACGTCCATTTATATTTCTTTAATAATAAATATAAACTTAAAACTATTTATGTGTATGGAATTATTAATAAATGGAAATACGTTACCTATCCAACTAATGGCCACACCAGCACAAAAAAGTTTGGGGATGATGGGTAGAAAAAATCTTAATGGTGGGATGTTATTTATTTTTCCAGATGTCCAAGAACAGTCGTTTTGGATGAAAAATTGTTTGATACCTTTAGATATCATAATGTTAGTAAATGATGAAGTAACTAAAATATATGATAATTGTCATCCATGTAAAACTAAAGTATGCCAAACATACACAGGTATTGGTGATAAGGTACTAGAATTAAATGGTGGTGATTCTAAAAAGTTAGGTATTAAAGTTGGGGATAAATTAGAATTTATTTAATAAATTTACCTATCTCATTCAAAAGGTCATGAGCTTCACCTACGTTTTCCATAGCTCTTACCACATCAGTTTTTCCTACTATAGGAATTTTATTAAGTAATGATTTTAATTTATTTAGTATTCTAGGTATTTCGTCTATAGCTAACTTCTCTAAACCTTGTTCACCTACAAATGCAGCAAAGTCACTAATACCAGTTGGGTCTGGAGCTAACTGAACTATTCTAGACGTTAAATCTAGAAGGTCAGAAGTCACGGTAAACATTTCCTTTTCTATAACTTTTAAGTCAGAGGCTGTAGGATTAGATTTGAACTTGTCTAGTACTATTTCTAAGTCAGTGTTGTGCTTTTTAATCTCGTACACGTTTTTACCTATTAAAGCTAACATAACAGGCATTCCTACAACACCTGTAGCTCCTATAGCTGCTGCACCTAAATCTCCCAGAACGTCTGAGACTAATGAAGTCTCTAATAAAGTTTTCTTAACGTTATACTTTATCTCATTTAATGAACTCTGGTCTATTTTCTCTTTAAGTTTTTTAACTATTTCTTTTTGTACCCATTTAACAAATTCTACATAACGAGTCGACTGTCCATCACGTTTCCTATAAGAACCCTGTGGATTTCTTGTCGCTCTAGAAAAGAAATTAAGGCCACTAATATTTGTAATACACTTATGACCACCACTGTTAGCTTGAATAACATCCCAAGCTGGAACCGTGATAACATCTAAAACTTGTTTTTCTTTTTCACTTAAATTTTGCCAAGGTGTATCTATAATATCAACAACATCATTATAATAACGTGACGATACTGGAGGCATATTCTTTAAATGGTCTTTATACAAAGCAAATAAGTCTGATGTCTTAAAACCAATACTACTCTCATCAGCTTTAGTTTCACCAATTCTTTTTATTACTGAAACAGGTATTTCATGTTTTTTGAGTTGGGGTTCTATTTGAGACAATACTTCTTGAGCGATATCCGCTAAATTAATACCTTTTAGTGCTCTATCTTTTTTAAATGGATTACAAGAAGCTTGTACTAATCCCATAGGCCAAGCTATAACTAAGAAATCAGCGTCTGGATATATTTTAAAAGGTGTGTAACGGTCATAAGAACCTGGTTTATAAAGACTACCACCACCATATTGTACTATGATGTTCCCATCTAATGATAAGTTATCACTTTTTTCTTGAGACTTTATGTATTCCTGTTGGTTAATAGCCATCTGTTCTGGGGTAGCGAAGTTTTCATCACCAGCTATAGAATTAATATTATGGAAAATATTCATTAAAGAAGGTGACGATTGAGCTACTAATTTCTCTAAAAATCCAGGTTTATTTTTGTAAGCTAATAATAATTTGTTCGTTAGTAGTGCTAACATCCATTTATTACTAGGAACAGTCCCATTAGAGTCAAACTTTTTAATATAGTTCATTACATCCTCAGGTGTTAAACCGTGTTTAGCATAATCCGCACTATCAACGGTAGATATCCTCATTACATCATCACTTGTAAAAATATCTTGTGGACTAACTATCTGTGAAAGAGTCTCAACATTAGACCTAGCTCCTCTAAATTGTGTAGAAGTGTCACCTTCAACACCAGATTGACTATCGTGGTGGTCAGTATGTATAGTGAACATAGGTTTACCATGTGCAAAATCCACCAAAACCTGCATTGTATCTCCTTCAGCTTTAGGTTTAGCTACAGAAAATTCTTTATCACCGTATTGAATAACATGAGTATCTACCACATCTATACCATACTTTTCTAAGTATTCTTTCATTGCTATTGCAGATACTACACCATCTAAATCTTGGTGAAAGTAGATTTCAGCTTTAGGATATCTTTTAGCTATCTTATTAATATCCTGTATTCCGCTCTCTTTAATTATTCTTTTCATACAATATAAATATTAGTTAGTTATCTACACAACCACCATCTCTACAAAATAAATCTGCGGTTTCATTCCTTCTTTCAGGATGACCCCAATCTAAATCATTTCTAATCCAAGATTGAGCACTTTTAAATTTACCAGTTTCAATTTTAGATATCCCCTTAGTGTTTCTAAATGTAGTACATCCTAAATTGTAAGCTATATCTGCCATCGCTATGTACATACTAGTGGTTAACTTTCTCTCGTTATGGTCTGTATCAACAGCACTACTTTGCCATCTCTTGATACAATTAGCCGCATCTTGGATATCTGGTCTACTATATTTTTCGGCATCACTCACACTCATTGTTTTACCCATATAAGATTCGATAACTGATGGGTCGGTAGTTCCCCACCCTATAGTTAAAGTACCGTATGTAGTTCCTCCAGTATACTTAGGAGGCATTTTCATCTTTTTGTGTTTATTATAAACCCACTTTACTCCATCATCATAAACATAAGGTATGTGGTTACCTTTTACATCCCCTTCATTTTTCCTTAAATAATCAAACATTGGTTGTCCCGCAGACTTTTTATTCCAATCATAAAAATTAACGGACTCCTCTTCGATTAATAAAGTAAGTTGATTTATAAGTTTCATACCTATAAATACTATAATAAGTAATAATGATTATTTTTCGACCTCCCTTTTTAGATACCAAAGAGCTTTCTCTAAATCTTGTTTAATGTCATCCTTTTTCCCAGCACGTGAAATATACTTAACTACATTCCCTAAATTAAAATTTAGGTCCCACGCTTCAATAACTTTTATAGCTTCGTAAGGATTGTCTTCTCCACCATAGTGTTTTGGGTGGTCCACCAAACTATCGTTAGTTTTTTTCATCGTCATTATCTATTGGCATTAACACATCCTTATATTCTTTTTCTAAATTACCAATCAAATCTAGAACTCTATTAGTTAAGTCCTCAACCTTTTTAACGTCTGTTTTAAGTACACTAATCAATTCTACTTTCGTCTCTATGTCTCCAGGTAATACCAATACCTTATAACCAAATTGTTCAGAAAGACTTTTGGCGAAAGCTTGTAATTCTTCCTGTGGTGGAACTCTTAATAATTGAATCACCAATATTGGTTCATACTTTTCATTTAATAAATTTTCTAGTTTAGATAACAGTTCTTTCTCTTTCATTTTTTTCTTTTAATATTAATTCTGATATTTCAGCCCATTTTTCAGGTAAGTTTAGTTTTTCATCTAACAATACATTCACAATGTCTGACGATAAAGAATCTTCACATATTAGAGCGTCAGATTTACCAATGTACTCTTGTACACCTAATAAACCTCTTTCATCAAACCTTTTGATAATTTTTTCTCTACTTAACCACCTTTTATGAAAACTCATTTTTTTTTTACTTTTTTATTTGTATTACAAAAATAATTTTTTATATTTGTACTGTAATCATAAAGATAACTTTAAATAAAATAAATAAAAATGGTAGAAAAAATTATGGAACCCCTAACAAAATCTTACATCGAAGCAGTAGCTCCCTCTGTTTACGCAACAGCACCCTCAAACCAAGTATCTGATAAATACAGTTTTATCCCCACTACACAAATCATGTCCGATTTGGGTCAAGGTGGTTGGCAAGTTTACAGTGCTAGTCAAAGAAATTCTAGGTCTGGACAAGGAATGTTTACTAAACATATGTTGAGATTTAGAAATTCGGATGTCCCTATGGTAGATGGAATTGTTCCTGAAATCGTGTTAACCAATTCACATGACGGAAGAAATGCTTTTAACCTTCACGCTGGTCTTTTCAGATTGGTATGTTCCAACGGATTGGTTATCGCTGACCAAACTTTTGA